ATTTATAGTAATCAATCCACTGTAACAACAGCTGGTACAGCAGTTCAATTACAAAGTAATGCAGGTGTTTCTTTAACGATTAAGGCATTGGCAGGTAATACTGGGGTTATTTATGTAGGAGATAATACTGTTGATAGTTCTAATGGTTTTGAATTAAGTGCTGGGGATAGTGTTAGTTTAGCTTTATCTGAAAATAATATTGTTTGGATAGATAGTTCAGTAAATGGGGAGGGAGTTAGTGTTATAGCAGTTAATAATTAAAATGGCAAATACTTTTAATGTTAAATACACAAATAAGGATATTGTAGATAAGATAGAGGATTTAACAATAGAGATAGCTAAACTTTCTGAACATATTAAAGAAACTAATGGAAAACTTAAATTTAATACAAAAATGATATGGGGGGGTTTTGCTTTTACATTATCAATATTTTTAGCATTACTTGGTTTGATGTATGGTTAATCTAAAAACTTATGCAAGTACAGGAATGTCAGGGTATATTCCTTATGTAGGTGCAACTGCAGCTTTTGTTACAAGTCATAATATCAAAATCGATAATACTTCAAAGTTGGAATTTGGAGCAGGAAGTTCAGGACCTTATAATGATTATGCTACCATTTATTGGGATGGAAACAACTTAAAAATTGATGCTGCTGGGGGTATTGATTTTAATACTGCTGGTGGTTCTGCTTCAACAATAGATACCTCTGCAATGAATTTTGATATGGCTGGAGATGGTACTACTACTGGGATAATGAGGGCTCGGAGATATGAAACACAAGATTTAGGTGGTAATGATTATTTCGCATATTATATGGGGAGTGGAGATGATTCATTAATAGGTTATGATGGTACCGATGTAATTTTTAAAAGTGATGTGGTTGGTACTGGTAATGTTAAATTTAGTAATAATATTCATTTAGATGATAGTAAGTTAGTTTCATTAGGTACAGGAGATGATAGTTCTCTTGCTGATGATGGCACTAATATGCGTATAGATACTGATGTTCAAGGTGCAGGACCAACTACTGATACAAGGAATTTAATTATAACTGGAGCAGTAATTAATCCAATTACAGTATGGGCACACGGAGATGCAAATGCAACAGCAGCTGGGGGAAATATATTCCGTATGCCAGCAAGTGGGAGAGCTGTTACAGTATCAACAATTACTGATGGAACAGTAGGGCAAATTATTACATTGATAGGAAGTGCAGTTAATTATACATTTAATGAAACTGGTAATATTGTTTTGGGGGGATTTACCACATCAAGATTAATATCGACTAACGATATTCTACAATTTGTTTTTGAAGGCACTAAATGGTTAGAAATAGGATGGAATAATATATAATGATTAGTAAAGAACAATTTAGGAATGGAGAAGTTTATAGGAAAGGAAATTCTTTAATGCTTAAGGATAAGGCGATTATGTATTATTCAGAGAAAGATACAATAGAGCAAAGAGTAATGGAATTATGTAGGAAGTATAAACCTAAAAAGGTTTTAGAGATAGGATTTGGTTTAGGTTATACTGCAACAGCATTCCAAAAGTATGGAGTAAAGGAACATATAATAGTTGAAGCTCATCCAAAGATATTCAAAGAAGCAGTTAAGTGGGCAAATAAATATCAGGGTAATAGTAGAATACATTTAGTACAATCCTTTATGCAAGACTTCAAATATGATGAGAAAGGTTACGATTTAATATTTGATGATAGATGTGAATTGGTACATACTCTTGAAGATGGAGAAGTAACACCCAGATATAAAGTAAGAGGTTTAGCTGGTTGGGGAATACTCAATATGCACCCAATTAACTAAATAGTTTATAAAGATTAAAAAATATCAAGGAGGTATAAGATAATGGCAAATACAAAAAATTATACATTTTTTACCGATGAAGTCGGTTACGAGGAAACAGAAACAAAGGGTGGCAAGGATTATTTTGTTACAGGTTATATTTCTACAAAGGATAGAGATTTAGTAAATGATGTGGTTAGTGAGAACGCATTGAGTGAAATGCTTAATCAGATTAACCATAAGAATATTAAGTTAGATGTAGAACACGAAGCTTGGAGAGAGGAAAATCCAAGTATAGTTCCTGTTGGTAAAATAATAGAAGCTAAAAGAGATGAGAAAGGAATATTCGTTAAAGCAATATTAAATAGAGCACACGGAAGATTTAAAGAAGTATGGGATAGTGTTAAGAGTGGCTTTTTAGATGCTTTTAGTATTGCATTTAAAACAACGAGTTATGTTCATAAGGTGGTTGATGGTGTTAAAACCAGAATACTAAATGGAGTGGAACTTCTTAATGTTGCACTTACTGGTAATCCAGTAAATCCAGAATGTAAGATGACAGAAGTATTTACAAAAAGTCTAAACGATATGGAGGAAATTAAGATGGCTGAAGAAGTAGTAGAAAAAAAGGATGAGGAAGTCCAAGCACCTGCTGAAGAAGCTGCTCCAGTAGCAGAAGAACCAGCAGTTGAGCCAGTAGCTGAAGTTGAAGCTGAAGTAGAAGAACCTACCGAAGAAGCAAGTGAAGTGGAACAGAAGGCATTGGATAGAATCACAAAGTTAGAAGATGACTTAGCAGATGCTAAAACAGAGATAAAGAGTTTGACTAAAAAGTTAAACGAACCAATCCTAAAAGATAATGTGGAAACATTAGACAAGGAACAGATAGTAGCTAAGGGAACATATAATCCTTTAGATGCAGTATAAATAATGGAGGAAAATTAAAAATGGCACAAGTAGGAGAATATAAAGACATTAGTGCAAGTGCTTATCAACACAGTTTTGGAACTTTACCAGATGGAACCTTATACCACGGTGGTGCAAGAGGAAGTTTTGATGTAGAGAAAAAATCTTTTGATGTTGATATGCGACCTGAACTAAAAAGTGCTTTTGATATAGGATTCAAAGCATTAGAGAGTACAAGTGGGGGTGCAGGAACAGCAGGATATGCTATGGTTCCAATTTATGTAGACCCAAGAGTAGTAGATAGAACAAGGAAATATACACCTTTGGTGGAGTTAATTCCAAGAGTATCTAATCAAGGAATTACAGCAGATTACAATGTAATCACAGCAAAGGGTGGAGCAGTTGTAGCAGCAGAAGATGCAGCATTAAGTGAAACTAATACAACTTTTGACAGAATGAGTACAAGTATAAAATACTTATACAGTGTTGGAAGGGTAACTGGTCAAGCTATGGCAGCAATTCCAAGTTATATCTTACAAGGTTTAACACCAGATGGTGGAGCAACAGGAGCATTCAGTTCAAGCAGTGCACCTAATGCAAAGCAATTAGAAGTGTTAATCAAAACAAGAGATATGAGAGAGTTGGAAGAAGAATTAATTGTTAATGGCGATACTGATAGTGATGCAAATGAGTTTAATGGCATTATTGATATAATGTCTACAACTAATACTGTAGGTAAAGGTACTACTGCATTAGCTTTAGGAGATATTGACACAGCAATTAAGAATGCTTTTGATGATGGTGGAAGACCAAACTTAGCAGTATGTAGTTCTGGAGTTTATACAGACTTGATGGGATTACTAACAGCAAAGATTGGATATTTACAAGCAACACAAACAGTGTTCTGGGGATTCACAACTATTGTATTACATACAATGGTCGGAGATGTACCAGTAATTCCAAGTATGAATATGAGTAATGCAAGTGGTAGTAAAGCAATTTATTTCTTAGACTTATCAGTTGTAGAAATGAGAGTTTTACAAGACTTAACATACGAAGATTTAGCAAAGACCAACGATAGCAGTAAATTTATGCTAAAGATATATGAGGCTTTAATTATCAAAGCTCCAACATTCTGTAGTAGTATTACTGCAATATCAGCATAAGGAGGAAATGAAAAATGGCAGCAATATTATTAAGTGCTTGTACCGTTAGTCAATGGGATGTAGGAGGATGGAAACTTGTTAAAATTCTTACCCCTGCTACAGCTGATGATGGCGATACAATAGATTGCTCAAGTTTATTTGGAAGTGTTGTTTTCTCATTCGTGAGTGGAGCAACAGATGGTACATTAACTGATGTGGCAACAGCGTCACAATCAATTACATTACCTGGTAGTACAGATAACGAAGCAAGGACAATATTAGCAATAGGACATTAAAGTCCTATTCTTTTATTTTTTTTTTAAAAATAGTTAAAATAGAAATTGGAGGATAAACAAGATGGCAGACCACGAAATGAGTGCAACACCGATACCTGGAGCATTAGGAACTAATGATGGGTATCAGCTATGTCAAATAGCACAAGTATCTGCAGCAGCAGTAGCAGATGATGATACTTTAACTTGGAAAAATGTAGAAGATGTTATACCAGTTAGTGTTACAAGTGAAATTGGAAGTATTTTAGATTTTGATGCAAGTGCAGCAAGTTCAGATGATTGGGTATTAACAGTTAATGCAACAGTAATTACAACTGGAACAGCAGCGACTTGGATTAAAGGATTAGCATTAGTAAAAGGATTATAAATAGGAGGAAATTAAGATGGCAATGAAAGCAAAAGCTATGGCTAAATCTTCTCAAAAGGAAGAAGCTAAAGAAGAAAAACCAAAAAAGGAAATACCATATAGGTATAAAGACTCTGATGGTAAGTGGGCTTGGAAGTTAGATTAAAATGAAAATAGTTGAATTAGCTGGAACTTGTGCT